TGAGAAGATTTATTGCAGGTTGTATATTGGGTATAGAAGAGTATGAAATAGAAATTGTACCTGATGAAGAAGTAGATACATTAATGAATGCAACCAGTAAATATATAACTAAACATAAAGATGGAACAGAATTAGCATTATGACATTTCAACAAACAAAATACCAAGTCATCAAACAAGCTTTACCTTACGAGTTAGCTAATTTTATATTTAATTATTTTTTACTTAAACGAGATGCAACTGCTTTTATGTATCAAAATAATATTCATTCAGAGTCTCCGATATTAGGGACTTGGGGAGATACACAAATACCTAACACCTTTTCTTGTTATGGTGATTTTGTAATGGATACTTTATTAATGAAAATGTTACCTGTAATGAAACAACATACTAATTTGGATTTAGTTCCAACATACTCTTATGCAAGAGCATATAAACGAGGGGATAAATTAAGAAGACATAAAGATAGACCAAGTTGCGAGATATCTTGTACTCTAAATTTAGGTGGTGATCCTTGGCCTATATTTATAGACGGATCTGGGGTTAATTCAGTTATTGATGAATATAAAGAAATACATAAATCTAACGCTCCAAAAGGAACTGAAGTATTACTTGATGTTGGAGATATGTTAGTGTATTCTGGTTGCGAATTAGAGCATTGGCGAGAACCATTTCAAGGTAATATATGTGGACAGGTATTCTTGCATTATAACCATGTAAATGGGCCATTTGCTGAAAAGAATAAGTTTGATGGAAGACCTTTACTAGGCTTACCATCTTTTGTAAAATAGTCTGGTTATATACTCACACACTTATTTATTGTAAAATAGGCTATGGCTTTACGAAAAATACCATTTAGACCAGGTTTTAACAAACAAATCACAGATACTCAGGCAGAAAATGTATGGGTAGATGGGGATAATGTACGATTTAGATACGGTATGCCAGAGAAAATTGGTGGATGGCAAGAACTTATTAATGACACATTGATAGGCGTTGCAAGAGCACAACATGTATTTGCAGACTTGGATGGTCGTAAGTATGCAGCGATTGGAACAAATAGATGTTTATATATTTATTTTGATGGCAACGTTTATGATATAACACCAATTGATCCAGACCGACAATCTACAGGTGCAGATATAACAACTACAAATGGTTCAACAACTGTAACCATAACAACATCTGGAACGCATTCAATTGAGGTTGAAGATTTAGTTACATTTGAAAATGCAGGTTCTTTTACTGGGGGTCAAACAGATTATAACTCTTCTGACTTTGACGATGTTGTTTTTGAAGTAAAATCTGTTCCAAGTGCTACAACATTTACTATACAAATGCCAACAGCTGAAACTGGAACAGGCGCTACCAATGATGGTACATTAGATCCACTGCCTTATATTAAAATTGGAGATATATTTCAAAACCCTGCATTTGGTTGGGGTGTTGGTCAATGGGGTACATCTACATGGGGTACTCCTAGAAGTGCAACTGATATATTTCTAGATCCTGGAATGTGGTCATTAGATAATTTTGGACAAAATTTAATTGCAACAGTGCATAATGGTAGAACGTTTCAATGGTTACCTATTCAAGCTTCAGGCACAGGTGCTTTAACAACTAGAGCATCCTCAGTTGCTAACAACCCTACTAAATCAGTTATGACAATCGTATCAGACCAAGATAGACATTTATTTCATTTAGGAACTGAAACAACGATCGGTAATCCTTCAACACAGGATAAAATGTTTATAAGATTTTCTGACCAAGAAGATATTTCAGATTATCAACCTACATCAATTAATACTGCAGGTACATTTAGAATTGATAATGGTACACAAATTATTGGAGCAACAAAAGGTAAAGACTATATTATGATTCATACCAACACTGCTGCATATGTAACTCAGTTTGTTGGTCCACCATTTACATTCTCTATTAGACAAGTAGGTGCAAACTGTGGTTTGATTGGTCAACATGCATCTGTGTTTGTTGATGGTGCTGTGTATTGGATATCTGATGAAGGTGGTTTCTTTGTGTATGATGGTACTGTTAAAAAATTACCATGCCAAGTAGAAGACTTTGTATTTCAAACAACTGGAGATAATTTAGGTATAAATAGAAATGCAGGTGAACAAGTATGCGCAGTTCATAACAGTTTATTTTCTGAGATATCTTGGTTCTATCCTAAATCTGGCTCTAACAAAGTTGATAGAGTAGTAACTTATAATTATGCTGAAGGTACTTGGGTAACAGGATCATTAGCAAGAACTTCTGGTATTGATGCATCTGTTTATGACAAACCATATATGACAGAATTCACAGAAAACGTAGCAGGAACTTTTCCAGTAGTAAACGGTATTTCTGCATCACAGGGATCAACAACTTATTATGAACATGAAACAGGTGTTAATCAAGTAGATTTTGCAGGTAATAAAACTGCTATATCAGCTTATATTGAATCTGGTGATTTTGATTTAGATGATCAAGGAGACGGAGAAGTGTTTATAAAAATTAGAAGGTTTATTCCAGATTTTAAGACATTAGCTGGTAATGCTAAAGTCACGTTTAATTTAAGAGATTACCCGAGTAATACTGCAAGCTCCTCGCCTCTCGGACCCTTTACTGTAAATTCAAGCACAGAAAAAGTAGACACAAGAGCTAGAGCAAGATTAGCTGCACTTAAAATAGAAAATGATTCGACTGATGAAAACTGGAGACTCGGTTTATTTAGAGTTGATATACAACCAGATGGAAGAAGATAATGGCTAAAATAACTGTACAAATACCAGAACCTAAAGAACAATATGATGCAACTAACCAACGTCAATTAAATGCATCTTTAGAAACATTAAAGAACCAATTAAACTTTTCGTTTCAAGAAGATTTAAAACAAGAGATAGAAAGATTTACTTGGTTTAACATGAGGTCTAATTAATGTCTTGTAATAATGTCAACGTAGAACCTACAGTCATTGGTGGTGGAAATGGATCAAATGCTTATGATGCATTTGGAAGATTAAGAGTTTCTAATCCATTTACTATTTTTGATAGTACAAATGTAATGTCAAAGAATGATCTCTTTGATGAAGACTTAACAGGATCAGGAACAGTTACTTATACCGCAAATAAATCTACAGTTAATTTAAATGTAACTACAGCTAGTGGCGATAAAGTAATAAGACAATCCAAAAGAGTTATGTCTTATCAACCAGGTAAATCATTATTTATATTTAATACATTTGTAATGAATGCACAAGAATCTGGATTAGAACAACGTGTTGGAACTTTTGATGCAAACAATGGAATCTTTTTTGAAGATACGGGAACTGGTTATCAGATTGTAAGAAGAACTTATGTAACAGGTTCTGCTGTAGATAACAATGTTGCCCAATCATCTTGGAATGGTGATAAGTTAGATGGAACAGGAGCTTCTGGTTATACACTCGATCCAACTAAAGCAACTATTTTATTTACGGATTATGAATGGTTGGGTATGGGAAGTGTTAGAGTTGGTTTTGTAATAGATGGTAAATTTATTACAGCACATACATTTTATAATGCTAATAATTTAGATACGGTTTATATGCAAACTGCAAACCTACCTATTAGGTATGAAATAGAAACGACAGGAACGATATCTGGTGCAGCTGTATTACAACAAGTATGTTCTTCTTGTATGATTGAAGGTGGCTATTCTCCACAAGGAGTTATTCAATCAATTGGAACTGCTTCATTAAATGGAGTTACTTTAACAACAGCTGGTACATTTTATAATTTAGGAACCATTAGAATTAAATCAGGAAGACCTTACGCACTTATTATTCCTCAAGGTTTTATAGCTTCTGCTGTAGCTAACTCTGACTTTGAAGTACAATTAAGACAAAACGCAACTCCTTCAACAGCGTTTTCATATACAAGTTATTCTGATGATGTAGAGTATGATTTAGATGGTACTAAAACCATTACAGGGGGAACGATTATAAATAGAACTTATTTATCTGGTAAAGGAGTTTCTATTGAAAACTTTGGAGATGGTTTTAATTTTGAATATCAACTTGGACAAACAATAGCAGGTGTATCTGACACACTAACTTTATGTGCTA